GTACCACGCCGACGGTGAACTTTGTCGTATGTATACCGCGGAGGAATTCACCGCGCTTACACAGGCCGCGACCGCCCACGTCTTCTATCACCGCACTTACTGCAACCACCTGAACGCGTGGATTAAACGGGCCGGGCTTGATGAAATCCCGGCTATCGTGTACGGCGCGGACCTGCCCGCCGACCTTGCGGCAAGCATGGCGGCGCTGATCGAGAAAGCAGGTGGCGACGCGTGAAACGTATCTTGACGATTTGGGCCGCGCTGGGCGCGGCTTACGTCGTATTTGAAACGCTTTTCCGTGGGTACTCCCACCCGTCTATGTTCGTTGTAGGCGGGCTGTGCGGGGTTCTGGTTGGTGCTATCAATCAGGCCCCGCGCTTTTATCGCGCCCCGGTCATCGTGCAATCGGTCATCGGGGCCGTTATCGTGCTTGCGGTAGAGTTTGTTTCCGGGTGTGTCCTGAACCTGTGGTTAGGGCTGGACGTTTGGGATTACAGCAATCAGCCGGGAAACGTGCTGGGCCAAATCTGCCCGGTGTTCGGTCTGCTGTGGTTTTTCATTATGCCGCTTGCTATTTGGGCGGAGGACACAACGCGCTATTTGGTTTGGGCGTATGACTGCGCGGTTTATCACTCGCAGGAAGCACCGCCCACAATCGCCCCGTATTCGCTGAAAAGCGTTTACGGGGACTTCATTTGCGGGAGGTGACAGAATGACAATCAGAGAGATAGCAAGCGGCGGAGGAATTGCCTTTGTGGTTCTGACGCTGGTTCAAATCGCCCCCGTGAAGTTGAACCCGTGGACGTGGCTTGCGCGTGCCATTGGGCGGGCAATCAACGGCGACGTTCTGCGGAAGCTGGACGAAACCCGTAAAACCCTTGACGACCATATCAAAACGGACGACGCGCGGAACGCTGATTTTCACCGTTCAAAAATCCTGCGATTCAACAATGAACTGTTGCGGGACATTCCGCACACGCAGGAAGACTTCATCGAGATTTTGCACGAAATCGACCTTTACGAAAAATACTGCGACACACACCCAGAATATGAAAACAACCGCGCCACACACGCGGTTGCAAACATCAAGCGGGTGTATGACGAACGGTTGGTAAAGCACGATTTTCTATGAGAAAGGTGGCGCGGCATGATTTATCTTTTCAGCGTTGCCGCCGGGTTGGTTGGCGGGTTCGCCGCCGTCCTGCTGTTGAGCGGACGACGGCCCCGCCGACGAAGAGAGGGCAAGCAGAGCCGCCGGAAGATAGAGTGTTCAAAGCTGGTTCTTTGGGCGGTCCTCTGTACCTATTTCGCCGGGTTCGGCGTGGGCGTATGGGCTGTTGTCCTCGACGTTTCACAGCTTGGCGTTTTCCTTGCCTACGTTGGGACACCGACGGCAACGGTCATCGGCTTTTATTCGTGGAAAGCAAAGGCGGAAAACGTTGTGAAAATCAAAAAGGCAAACCCGGAGGAAACGGAGGGAATGCCCGTTGACCTGAACAACGTTCAGCCGTAACGGAGGAATACACATGACACAGGAACAAAAGAAATTCATCGAGCGGGTGGGCGCACTTGCCGCGGCGGATATGCAGAAAAGCGGGGTCCTCGCGTCCCTGACGATAGCACAAGCAATCCTTGAAAGCGGCTGGGGCAAATCCGGCTTGACGGTCAAGGGAAACGCCCTGTTCGGCATCAAGGCCGGGACAAGCTGGACCGGGGCCGTTTACAGCGGCAAAACGCAAGAGTGCTACGACGGCGTGACATTTACGACCGTGACGGGCCTTTTCCGGGCCTATGGCAGTTGGGCGGAAAGCGTCGCCGATCATTCCGACTTGCTTTCGCGCAATGCCCGCTATAAAGCGGTCATCGGGGAGCGGGACTATAAAGCCGCGTGCCGGGCAATCGCCGCGGCGGGCTATGCGACCGACCCGAAGTATGCGGACAAACTGGTTCAAATCATCGAAGCATACGCCCTGACCGCCTACGACGGCGCAGGAAGCGCCGCAAAGCCCAGCGGTTCAAATACCACGGCGGGGACCACAAGCCCCGCAGACGCGAAAGGAGCAGGCAAAATGAAAGCGTCTGAATTTATCAACAAATTGCAAAACATTGTGGACAACTATAAAACGCTGTACGTCATGGGCTGTTTCGGTGCGCCCCTGACAGGCGCGAACGTGTCCCGCTATTGCACAAATCACAGGTACAACAAGCAGGCCGCGCGAACGGCGATGATTCGGGCGGCGGCGGATAAGAACCCGCCCGTCTACGGGTTCGACTGCGTATGCCTTATCAAAGGCGTTCTTTGGGGTTGGAGCGGAAACGCCGCGAAGCCATACGGCGGCGCGGCCTATGCTTCCAACGGCGTTCCCGATCTTGGGGCCGACACCATGATTACGAAGTGTTCCGGCGTGTCCGCTGATTTCGGCGGCATTGTTCCGGGTGAAGCTGTCTGGTTGCCCGGTCATATCGGCGTATACATCGGCGGCGGAAAGGTCATCGAATGTTCGCCCGCTTTCAAGAACTGCGTGCAGGTGACGGCGTGCCTGAACATTGGCACTATTTCCGGCATGAACGGGCGCAAGTGGACGAAGCACGGGAAGTTGCCGTATATCACCTACGACACCGCAGGCGGCGCACAGAACGGCGCAGAAAGCGCGACAAAGCCCAGCGGCACAACTGCAACCCCGGCGACGCTTGCGTTCGCTGTGGGCGACGTAGTGCGCTTCACGGGCAACACTCATTACACCAACGCGGCGGCGGCAAGCGGCGCGGCCTGCAAGCCGGGAACGGCAAAGGTAACGGCGCTTGCAAAGGGCGCAAAGCACCCCTACCACCTTATCAAACAGCCCGGCGGCGGTTCTACCGTTTACGGCTGGGTCAATGCGGCGGACGTGCAGGCCGTCGGGAGCGGTACGACCGCGCCGAAAATGCGCGTCGGTGCAAAGGTGAAGTATTCCGGCCCGCTGTACCGTGACAGCAACGGCGGCGGACAGGGCAAGACCGTAAACGGAACGTATACGGTGAAGTATTACTATCCGGGCCGCAAGTGCGGCGTACACATCGACGGTTTGGGCTGGGTCCCTGAATCCGGCTGTACCGTCATTGGCTGACAGATAGAAAGGAGAAACGGAAATGAACGTTCTTACATTCCTTGCGAAGAATTGGGACAGCGTGCTTGTCGTCGTTGCTTTCCTTGCGCTGGTTGTCGTGCTTATCAAGCGCGGCGAAACAAAGATTTTGAAGCAAATCCTTTTCAACCTTGTAACGCAGGCCGAAAAGCAGTTCGGAAGCGGTACGGGTTCCCTGAAATATGCCGCCGTCGCGGACTGGATTTATCAGCGAATCCCGGCGGTGCTGAAACTGCTTTTCACGTCCAGCGATATTGAAAAAATGATCGAAGCCGCTTTGGAGGAAGCGAAGAAAGCATGGGGCGCGAATGAGAATTTGAAAGGCTACATCGACACCCCATCCGTGGAAAGCCTGCTTGTCGGCATCGAAGAACAGGCCGTCCAGACCGAACCCGCAGAAAACTAAACACGTCCGATTCGGACAAAAACGAAAGCCCGTCGGGGGTCATTCCCCGGCGGGCTTTTTTGTTTACTCCATTGCGCTTTCGATACTGTCGCACGCGGAAGAGATAGATTCAATCGCTTCATCAATGCTGTATGAGGCAGATTCGGACTGTTCATAGCGTTCCGAACCTTGCAGACTTTCGGGCATATTCTCCCGGCTTTCGTCCTCTTCCTCTTTGATGGATTCGAGTTCGTCAGAGAGAGCGGACAGTTTATCGAAGATTTCTTGAAGAGCCTTGCGACGGATTTTGTTCATACAAATTTCCTTTTCTTTGCTGGGGCAGGCGGCGTTTGCGCCGCCTGCTTTCATCTTACGCGCTGACCGTGGACACGTCAAGCCGGAACGCGAGGTCAAGGACCTTTGCGCGGGTTGCGGCGTTGTGCTGAACGGCCTTTTCCAACGTGGCCCGGACCCCAGCGGGAGCAAGGGACAGACCGTAGGCAATCAAACTATCTTCCGACGCTTTCAGGACGGAACGGGCGGCGTTCAGTTCTTCTTCAAGCCCGGCGGAAACAATCAGCGCGGCGCATTCGTCGTTCGCCTTTTCAAAGGCCGCGTCATCCTCCATGCAGTAAAGGAATTCGGGAACGGAGCCGTCGGGATTGACAATGCCTTTGTCGGCAATGAACTTCTTTTCGATGGCTTCTTGCTGGGATTCGACTTCCTGCACGCGGGCTTTGGCGACCATATAGGCCCGCTGGAACTTGTTTGCAGTTCTTTTCATGTTCATTCCCCTTTCTTGCGGCGGTAATGGACCGCGGCGGCGATAATCAGCTTCACAACGGCAACAGCGATCAGGAAGATTCCGAGTTTTTCAAGCATGGTTGACAGTTCAGAAGAAAAAGTGTATTCTATGGGTGGGCGGTGAACCCGCCCATAGAATACGGGGTTTCGGCTTACGTCAGCTTATCAATTATCAGTAACGCAAGCCCTACCAGAAAGTCCACGATTGCGGTTATCACGATGGTCCGAACATCGACCCGCGATTTCGTGGGCTTTTTCTTTTTCTTCTTCACCTTGTCACCCCCTTTCTTTATGCTCTTATTATATACTAACGTTAGTATAAAGTCAATAGGGAAAATGCGAAAAAGCAGAAAAATTTTGCGCCGTTGCGGTAGATACAGCGGCGCGAAAAGGGAGCGGCGGAAACCGCCGCCCCGGTAAAGCATCAAGCGACGAACACACCCAACGGAGAGCCGCCGGGAGAGCGCCACCCGCGGCGGTGAATGTCGGACAGGCAGACACGTTCAGGAGCCTTTGCACCGTCATACAGGACCATAGCGAAAACGCCGCCGTGAAAGAAACGGGTATCAGGCAGGCTAACAAAGCCGATGACGGTTCCGCCCTGCGGAGGATAGCAAGCACCGCAGACACGTTCGACGCGCTGACCCACCATAACAACAACGGTGTTCACGTCGGCGGGCTGGGCGATTTCAACGCCGCAGGACGTTTCGACGGCGGCTTCCTCGACGCTGGGTTCCTCTTCCGGCTGAACCTCGTTTTCAGCACGGAAGACCGGGGCCATAGAATAACGTTCGGGAATGATATATTCACCGCGTTCATCGAAGAACAGCTTTGCACGGCGGGTCTTGCCGTTACGCTCGAACGTCACCGTCTTTTCGGTGCGCTTGATAATCTTGATGGTGAAAATGCAATCGTGATTGCAGGCGCTACGGTCAAAATATTCCTTGCCGATCTCGAACTTTTTCATATTGATTACCCCCATATATAAAACCAGAAGTTGAAGTGTCATTGTATGCCGTGTCGGTTCCCTTTTCGTGTCAGCCCGTAAGGTTGGCTGTTGTCGAACTCTACGCCCCGACAACCGGGCGGCTTTGGTTTCCCTTTCTGATTATGATTATATACTAACGTTAGTATAAATGCAAGTTGGAATGATGCACAAATATACTAACGATAGATTGTATGTTTTTTATACTTGCGTTAGTATAAACAGCGTGATAAAATGGACAAGTAAAGGAGTGGTGACAATGGCAAGCAAATATGGAAACCCACGCGGGAAAGCCGCAACAGACGCGAAGCGGAAATACAACAGCAAAAACTATGACAGGATTTACCCGTATGTAAAGAAAGGAAAGAAGTCCGTATATCAGAGAGCGGCAAAGGCAAGCGGGTTTGATAGCATAAACGATATGATCGAATCGCTGATGGACGAACGGGCGGCGGCGGTGTTGGGACTGTCGCCGGAGCAGTTCGCGGCAGAGGTTCAGGCCGCGGCAGACGCGGAACAGGAAAAGGCATAAAGAAAGCGGCGGGCGTTGCGCCCGTCGCTTTTGCTTTCCTGCTGTTCAGAACTGTTCGTATGTATAGCCGCCGTTTTCGTCCAGCGTGATAGCGCCGTAATCTTCAAGAATAGAACCGTCGGTATCTTGCTTCCCGTATGTACCGACATAGTACATAGAACCGGGGAAACAAATACCCGTGCCGTCATCACAAAGAATTGCAACCCAGTTGTAGCCGCTGTCCTTGACGACGGTTTCAACGAATTCTTTGTAGTTTTCTTCCGTAATGGATTGAAGCTGTGCTTTCGTAATGCGGATATAGGCGTATTCACCGATTTTGTCGCCGGAACCAGTTTTCACGTCCTTTACAGTT